CTTGAGCTTTGAATTGGCGTAGTCGCTGTGGGCGGCCACGAGTTCTTCAAAAGTTTTGGGTTCGACCTTCGCTGGGGCTTCAACCACTGGCGAGGCAGAAATGGGCTTAATGCCAAACTCGGTGAGAACTGCTTTGAGCTTCTCGGCCATCTGCGTGTCATCTTTCTTCACCTTATCTTCGGGGGAAGGAACATCGGCAACTGGCACACCTTCGGCTTTATCCTCTGCTTGGTCTGCGGCTTCGTCTGCGGGTTTCATAGCGGCTTCGAGAGCCTCTAGGCGGGCTTTAAGCTCGCTCAATTCATCCATATATTTCTTGTCCATATTTTTATTCTCCTTATTGTCAAGTATTGGGTCGTGTTCCACAACAGCTTGTGTATCGGCAGGGATGCTCACGCCTCCCGCATTATAACCAAGCTTTGTTTCGTTAAGTAAATTACTGTTTTGGAAATTTTTTGATTTACTATATTTATATATTTCATTATATACGGATTGTGGAATTTGATCTTTAGCATATGTATCCATTTTACCTAATTTTGATGCGGCGGCATTATAGTCGCCACTTTTAACATAATCAGCAACATCCTCTAGGTCAGCAACATCCTTATTTGTTGTTCTCATTACAGATTTATATTCAGAATCCTCTGGAAATATGCTTTTTTTAAGAAGGCTTTTTTCAATTCTTGCTTTATATTCTTTGCTAGATTTAAGTATTTTTTGCGAAGAAATTTTTGTTTGTGCTTTTGATGGAAGATCAGAGGAGGAAGATGTCTCGCCTCCATCTCCACCTCCAGCACAAGTATTTCCGGGTTTGAATCCTCCGGCTCCAGTTCCGCAATCTAAATTAGTTCTTTTTGGACAATCGGCTGGACAATCATCACATAATTTTGTTTTTTCTTCTGCCTTTACGCAAGAACCAGATTCGTATGCCGGAACTCCCTTTGCTGGTTTATATCCTTCCCAGCATCGGAACTTTGTCCCAACTGCGAAAACAAGCATCTCAACATCTTTGCTTTGAAAGTCCCTAAACTTCTCGTTGCTTGCAGGGCTTGAAACTAGATCAGCAGATTCAATCCTCTGGGGGCGAATGTAGTCTTTGCCTCCGATAGTTTCAGATTCATTTAAGAAAGCAAGGCTGACCCCAAACTGGTCGGGGGCTTCGTTTGCCATTTCTTTGACTAGGCCATAATGAGGGGAGCTTTTGAGCAAGTGAAGATCGGCCAATAGCTTGTCTCCTTCAATGCGAGGATTGCGAGCAAATCCTAAAACTGCGTCCAATCCCGAGCCGTGATTCATCTTAACCTTCACGCCATTTGGGGCTTGAGACATTAGCTCGTAAGCCTTCTCAATCGAGGTCTTGTCGATAAATAAATCGTGGCCTCTTGCCTCTCCTTGGCTCAAGATATACACATTAGGGATAACCGTAGAATCTTCTTCTAGTCTTGCCTCTTTGCGTTGCTTCTTCTTTGCGTCACGATAGGTCTGATAGGCAACTGCCGCCCTTTGCTTCTGGTCTGGAAAGTCCTTCACGGCGGTTGCGTGTCCCATAAATCGACCAACAAAGTCTTTAGTTTTTTCGTCTTTTTTTGGTGTGAGTAGAGGCATATAATTAAACTAGGGTTAAGAGGTATTTGAGTTGATTTACATTACCAAGAATCTCATCTCGGATATTCAACAAGTCCGTGTCACCTTCATTCAGATAACCCGGTAGCTCATCCGACAAGAAGGAAATAAACTCATCGTTGTATTCTGAAAAGCCTTCGGAATAGTTATCTAGGCTCAAATCAAAGCTAGATGCAGAAAAGATTCTGCCGTACTTGCCCATAAAGGTTTCAACAAACTCATCAATGTTTTCTGTAAGAGATTCGTAAATTTCGCCAAAGCTCTTGTGTTGGCTATAACTCTTTGTCTGCCAATGAAATATCTTGTATTGGTTCTGATAAGTCAGAAGCGTTGTGAGAATTGTCTCTCCGTTGGCGTTTTCCATAGTGTCTCCTAATTTGTCAATTATTTCTTTTTATCTGTAAGTGGCCCGCCAGCAATCCAAGCATCGCAAGTTCGCTTGGCGGCACATTTGAAATCAAAAATCTCGCAGTAGCCAAGGTCGCCAGCTTGGGCAACTTCATTCGCATCTTTGCCAATTCCCTTTTTGATGCAACCAAGAATCTTGCTGGTCTGATTAAAGGCCGCACAATTTCCGCATCTCATCGTTTTTGCAGTAGCAACATCCCCTTGAAACTCGTCGGCCTTTGCTTTCCAATATAGGTCGTTAGGCTGACCGGGATTGCTTGGGCCGTAATTGGCATCATTCACTGCTGTCTGGCGGTTCTTGAGATTTGTTTTAATGTCTTGCGTTGCGATTGGGCAAGCGGCTGGTTCTTCGAGTTTCTCATCTCGGCTGTCCATTTGTTTGATAAGTTTCTTAACCCAAGAGAAACCAGCGTCTCCACCCCATCCATTCCACGCTTGCCATCCCTTGCCTTGATCGTCCCAACCCTCGCCTTTCTTATCTACTTCGTGGCGACTAAAGAAAGAGTGCATTCTTCGGATTGTGTCTGGCGATAATGATTTTCCAGCAATCAAATCCCTAGCCCTAGCGATGCCAACGGAAGTCATTCCCCTTTGGCTTTCTGGCTTTTCTGCACGAACCGCTAATGCTCGTTTGGCTGCTTCTCTAGCTCCCTCTGGTGGGGTGAAATCAATGTCTGAATACTTGCCTAGCTCGCAAGCGTTGAGCATACTCCTAACAACCATTTCTATTCCCTTTGCGTCTAGGTTAGATAATTCCTCTAGGTTGTTATCAATCTGCCTTCCACCAATCTTTTCTGTATCCTCGGTCGCTCCGGGTTCGGTAGGCTCACGCTTTTCCCCTACATCAATATCTCCATCGCCACCAGTTGTTCGGCTTTTTGTATCTTGTTCTTTGATGGGGGGAACAACGACAACTGCGTTTTCGTCTTGTGGCTCATCTTGCATCTGCTCTGGTGCTGGCGAGCCAAACATAGGAGCAGGGATTGGTTTGTTAATATCGGAAATTGTATCTGGAGTTACTCCATATTGTTCTGCTAAATCTTTAACGAGCTTGGCCTCTAATGCCCTCTGCCGCATTGAGCTTTCAAAATCGAGTCCCTTCTCGGCATAGATTGAGCTTGCCGTGGTCAGGCCGGCTCGAAACTCTGCGATATTGGCTTGGCTCTCACGACCTAAATCAATAGACACATTCGCACCAAAATTGAAAATGCCCTTGGTGCTTTTACTTCCAAGGTTGTTTGCAATCAATCCCCTCGCTACTCCATCTGCAATTACAATGTTCTTTAGAGGACGGAGAACACGATCTTCTAGGAGCTTCTGATATCTGCGAAAAGTGCGTCCAGCTTGTTGCATTTCAAGGCGAGCGGTCGGGCCAGACATTGATGATGGGTCTACTGCAAAGCTATAAGGGATGCCCACACCCATACAAATGTTTCGCAAGAGAATCTTGTGGAACTCCGCAAACGCACCAGAAGGACGACTTGGGCCGTCAGGGAAAATAATATCTTCATTAACTTCAAGATAGCTGACTTTGCCCGGTTCAATCGTTTCTAGTTTGATGCCCTGATTATCTGCATTTAAGTCATTAGTTAGCGTGGAAAGATCGGAAGCGTTGTTGTTATTTCGCTTAATAATTCCAGCTTGTGAACTTGCATATTTGGCCGCCATCTTTTCAGAGGCGATGATTTCATAAATGTCTACGCAATCATTGATGGCTGTATGAAAAGCGGAAACGCCACGATATTGATCAATACGAAGTGGGTCATAAAGATGGAACGCTTGACTTGCGGGAACGGTTGTTTGAAAGATGTACGCATTTCCGTACGTCCTTAAATAAATATCATAACCAACTGGCGAACCAGTTTCTTGGTCAATATGAATACCGCTGATAAGGTTAAGGCTTGTGTATGTGCGATTGGGGTCGCCAAGTCTGTCGGCTTCGATTCCTTGTAGTTTCAGAGTTCCATCTTGCGATCTGATCAAAACGAAAAGGAAGTC